ATAATGATATAGCTTTTGCAGCCCATTCAGCAGGACTGTACCGATCTGTCGCATCTTCGAGAACATAGCCAATTCCATTTACATCTATACCTGCAACAATAACCCCTGTCATATCGGATTCCGTCTTAGACGTAACAGCAGGATCTATTGAAACAACAATTCTATTTAGTTCGGGGATGTCTTTTTGTTCGACTGTGCATCCGTCAAGGACTTCGGTTGTCCATAAAGCTCCATCAGCCTCTTCCAACATCTCTGCATAGAGTTCCTGATTACCAAGTCTTGTTCCTTCGTATTCTTTTTTAATGGTTTCAAGGAAAGGTTTGGCAAGGTTGTCTATGTTATCGAATGTAGACCCACGAGTAATGTGGCTCTGAGGTGAAGCTATCAAAGCCCTCATTAACTTAGTGGGCTTCGGGGTGGTTGTTACCATCACTCTTGGTTTGCGTCCAAGTCGTAAGGTAAACTGTAGCATGTCCCATACATCTTGTTGGTTACGCCATGCTGCAACTTCGTCTGCCCATGCTGCGTGAAACTGAGGTCCACGTAATCGCTCTGGGTCTTCCGCTGAGTAGAACTCGACTTTCGCTCCGTTCTCCCATGTGAGTGTCCTGTTTGTCGGTGACCAGTTTGGGTATCCCAACTTACCGCCACGATAGGTCTTATCGTTCTTCCAACAAACATTCAGAAACCCTGATTCCCCTTCAACCATAACTCTACGAATATCGGAGTTAGTAGGAGCAACAGCAGCAATACGTTTCTTACCACTTTTGATCTGGTGTCTTACCCATTCAACACCTGCTCTGGTCTTTCCCCAACCTCGACCTGCAAGAGCAATCCAGATATTCCAATCACCTGTTGGTTCTAGTTGCTCTGGTCTAGCCCAGAACTCCCAAGTATGTTGAAGTTCTTCTGTCTTCTTTGGGCCTAGCTGTTCTAAAACTTCCTTGAGTTTCTCAGGTGGTATTTCTCTAAGGTCAGTCGCTGTTATTTTCATCAGGGTCATTCTTGCCTAACAACATCATCAAAGTGTCGATAGCGCCTTCATCAGTATCGGGGTCTTCTGATTGCTCAACTTCATTGATTGTTTGTGTAGGTGACCAACCACCTTTAGAGCGTAGGTAGAACTCTGCAGCTTTGAAATCACCATCTAGAGCTTGCTGCACAATAACAGAGCCGACTTGTCCAACAACATCAGCACGAGTTTCGGCAATCAACTCTCCATAAATTTTATACAACGTAGCAGTAGAACTAGGAGCATATTGATATTTCTGAATAGATCCCATGATGTCTTTTACAGACACACCATTACGGATGCCATCCTTTATCTTCTTAGCAACAAGTTCACTATAAGGAAGTGGTGGTTTCTTGTCCATATTCTTCACGTAGTTTGATTGGTTGATCCCACTCATCGGCAGAACTTTACTCTGTCAAGTGAGCTATTGGTACAGTTTGTTCTGGTTGAATGAGATCAACAAAGAAAACTTTCTGTATACTTAAGTATTATACTTACGAATTATTATTTATAAGTTTATAATCTATATGTATATATATTTATAAGTTTTAAAACTTAAGTATTATACTTAAGTATGTATCTCTACTTATATATAAGTACTTTTTTTGTTGTTTTATACACACAAATTTTATTTTTTTTATAAACTGCTGTTTTCTAACGAATCTTTTTTGTTGACACACAGGTACGAATCGTTACCAAATTTTTTATTTTGGACATATGGGTGGTTACGCCCCCACCGAATCACTTTGCGTATTTTACGGAGGGTCCCTATAAAAGTCAAGCATTATTTTTGATTCGGGCTAGATTTATTCCAAACTGTTGCAAAAATGTCACAAGCTTAACCATGTTGCATAATTACAACACATAAGATTAAATTTAGGGCTTGACAAAGGTTTTTACTTGACACGGAGAGCGAATCGGCAGGACTCACACGAATCATTTCGTGATCACAAAAGAACAAACAAAAGTGAAATGTTATATTATAACACTCGATAAAGCATTGATTAGGCAACAAAAAAAAGACGGCTACGAATAGCCGCCAGTTGGAGGGAGTCAACTATGAAAGTATTAAGACATTAACAACTCTTTTAATTCTTTAATATCCCATCCAGACATCCTAGATAATTGTTGCAATGTCAAATTTAAGTTCGAGTCATATTCTGCGATAACATCTGATTTATCCCAACGTTTACGTATACCGACTCCTGCTAAATATGGAGTCTCATGAATTGATTTATATGTTTTCATTCTACTAGTTCCTTTGCTTTACGTTTAGACGTACCATGCGCCACAATTGCCACTGATTTGCCTTTTACACTATTGCCCCCACACAACTTGCATTGAGCGCATTGGACTCGCTCTCCTGCTTCCTTAGATGCAGGGCAAAGTATTTCTTTACCTTTTACCAGTTTATCAATTGAACTAATGACTCTAAATGTTCGCTCATTCCGACTCCATGCCGACTCTGCTTGTTGTAGGTTGTCGGCACTAGTCATTATATATTGCGGCATTGTATTTGATTGATGAGTGTATGCAGTCACATATTCACTCGAACAAGTTAAGCTATCCCAAATATACTTTGGCACTGCTAGAGGATCGCCATAGCTACCCAAACGGACTCCACGTAATAGGCCAATAGCTCTAATATCTTTATGCGTTGTAGCGTCTTTGTATATGCCTCTTTTGTAGCTCTTATAAATGTTATTAGGCGCAAATATTAGATTAACATAACACGTTCTATTAATAGCTTGTCCACTATCTTTATTTGATGGTTTACCTTTATGTGGACAATTGCCGCATATTGAATAATCTTGACCAGTTCTTGACGCTGTAACTGGGTCAATATCAGAACGCAGAATCCATGTTTGAACCATTGCACCAGTCTTTTTATTGCTACTATCAATTGTTGCGATAGCTACGATAGGTTTACCATCAATTAGGCTTTTACCATCATATAAAATGTACCCATTACTCATAATACTAATTCCCCTATTTTCACTAATTCTTCAGTGTATTTGTTGTATGAATAGTCGCTAATAATTTCTTCAGGTAGTCTCTCATATTCCAATACTATGAATAGCCAACCTTTATATTTACGTCTAATTCTATCGACAAATAGTACTTCTGAACAATCAACAGAAAAGATGCAATCAATAATCTCGTCAACCTTGTTTGTGTCGTTCATCTTCTCTCCGTCTTCATCTCTTACTATTACAAAAATAGATCTATCTAATTGAGCATGCTCAATAATTTTCTTTAATAGTTGTTTTGCTTTTCTCTCGTGTATCATTATTTTCTCCAATATATTTCTCTCTGAGTTCTTCAATTATCAATAGCGAGTTATCAATCATATCCGTATACGCTGTTTGCCCTCTCTGTTCTTGAAGTGTTGCGTGTACATATTCAATCTTTTCTAGAATACTAATATCGTTATTCATTATTCTATACCCCAGAATGCAAGTATAAAGCTTGCAAATAATATAACTAATCCGTTTATAACCACTGCTAAAGCTTCGGCACTATCTAGAAAGTGTGGCGCTACTATAACCATAGATCCAGATATAATTGCACAAGTTAATAATATTGTATGTAAGATTTTGTTTGCCATTTTTTCGACTCCGTTTGTTTTGTTGTGATTCTCTTTTACTGCGATTCTATCAATAGAGTCAAACATTTATTTTACCATTATAATGTATAACTAAAATGCTCTGAGAAGCTCGGAGAGGCTCACTGAGTGGCCTAATAGGTTTTATGACTCATTATTCATAAAAAGTGATTCTATGCACTCAGTGGCGCTAATATCGAATGTTCACTTTTGTTCTAATCGAAATTTTTGCTTGACACGCCAAAAAACGAGAACGAATCGTGAATCTGTAGTGAACAAAGAACCAAATTAGAACAAAACGTGAATCTGGCTTGTCAAGTACTAAATTGTCACATATGCAAAAACTGCATAGCAGCTATGACTTGACTCACACTGTTTTAGTTGTGGCAGAATCGATATGCAATTTTGGAATGATACCTATGCAATTTGATCATACCTCTGACCTATGCAATTTTGTTGTAGCAGCCATGCAATTTGGTCATACCGATTCGTTTGGTCGGTTATCTGATTCGTGCTATCGAGTCAAGAAAATATCGTGTCAAGTAAAATTATTTTGCGAATCGTTGCATAATTGTCACACCGCAGAACGAATCAATAACGAATCAAGAAACTGGAACGAATCAGGAACTGTGGTATTTTTGCCACACCCCCTCCAGTGGAAAATGACCGTACACCCCCCAGTGGAAAATGACCGTGACCCCCTCCAGTGGAAATAAGGATTTGACATTGGTTGCGAATCAGTTCATACCTACAGTGGAAATAAGGAGAAAGTAAAATGAGTAAATATGAAACAATGGTAGATAAAGATTTTGATGCAGATGGTAGCTTTCAGAATGCCATGATGCTTATGATGAGATTTCTTAAAAAGAATGAAGCGGATGGAAAAATGGCAATGGTTAGCTTGGCTAGAGCACTAGGTGGTTCTCTTATGCTTACCACTGAAAAAGAACAAAGAGACATGGCACTTGCTACAGTTATAACGCAGATGAGCCAAACATTTGCTGATTTCTTACAAGCAGAAGCTGAAGGAGAATAAAATGTATATGATTGATGATCAAACAATAGACAAAGTAGTACACCAGTTAATGAATGATTGGTATGACCACAACAAAGACCACAAGGATCTAGCACGTTGGTTAATCAACAAAATTGATCCTGATGTTGTTGATGCTTATATGAGAGATGTGAAAGGAATATAAGATGGAAATTATTATCAGACAAATCAGAGAAATCGACAATGACCTACATAAGGTTATCTGTAGAGCAGAAGAGTATCGTAAAGATGCTGAACGTGGGATTAATGTGAACCACACATGTGAAGGTGATATGTCGTGGACTAAGCAGGACAAGATTAACAGCCTGTTTGAATATCTGGAAGATGCTAAGAACGATATTGATCGTTTAAAAGATGATGTGAAGGTCATAAAAGATTACTTGACCAAACTGCTAGATGATGTAGAGTACGAATCAATTAGACAGAGAGTTGTAGGAAGAATATAATGAGATTATATGCAAAC